TGATCTGGTAGATATTGCCAACAATGTAATAGAAAACTTTGAGGCTGATAAAGATTCTCGTTCAGAGTGGGAGTCCATGTTTGAGCGTGGCTTTGATTTACTAGGACTAAAGCTTGAACAGGGATCAGAACCCTTCGATGGCGCTTGCACTGCCGTGCATCCTCTACTGATTGAGTCGGCAGTTAAGTTTCAGTCTAAAGCATCTGGCGAGTTGTTTCCTGCCAATGGACCTGTAAAAGCTCGTATACTTGGTAAGTCTACACCAGAAAAAGAACTACAGGCTAATCGTGTACAGAACTTTATGAACTATCAGGTAACGGAACAGATGCCTGAATACTTTGATGAGTTTGAAAGGATGCTGTTCCATCTACCGCTAATCGGTTCTGCATTCAAGAAGCTGTACTATGATGCCACTGTAAAACGCCCTAAGTCAGAGTTTATTCCTATTGATCAGTTTTATGTGTCTTACTATGCAACTGATCTTTCCAATGCAGACCGCTATACGCATGTAATCTATCGTAGTCCTATAGAACTACAAAGAGATATGAGGGCTGGTGTATATGGAGATGTTGAACTTAGTAATCCATCTTCTTATCCTAGTACAGCATTTAGCGAGAAGATGGATACGATTATTGGTTTGTCTCCTATGTCAGATCATGATCCACAGTATGTTCTTCTGGAACAGCACTGCTATCTTAATATTGAAGATGAAGATGAAGATGAAGCCTGTCCCTATATCGTGACTGTTGAACAGCAGTCCAGACAGGTACTAAGTATTCGTAGAAACTATAAGCAAGATGACCCGAACAAAGAAAAAGTAAATCATTTTGTGCATTATAGATTTGTTCCCGGCTTTGGTTTTTATGGATTGGGTCTTATTCACTTCCTTGGCAATCTAACAATGAGTGCAACGGCGGCTATGCGTTCCCTCATAGATGCTGGACAGTTTGCCAATTTGCCGGGAGGATTTAAGGCCAAGGGAGTCAGGATGGTTGGCGACAATGATCCTATTGCTCCCGGCGAGTTCAAGGAGGTTGAGGCAACTGGCGTAGATTTATCAAAGGCTATTATTCCCCTTCCCTACAAGGAGCCTTCCTCTACTCTATTCCAGATGCTGAATTTCGTAGCTACTGCTGGGCAGAAGTTTGCGGACAGCACGGAGCAAGTTATCTCTGATGCTGCCTCCTATGGACCCGTTGGCACCACTATGGCTCTGCTAGAAGCAAGCAGCAAGTTCTTTACAGCAATTCATAAACGAGTGCATAAATCTCAGAAAGATGAGTTTCGTATTCTTGCTCGTATTGACTATGACTATCTTCCTGATGAGTATCCGTATGATGTTCCTTATGAAGATCGTAGCATTTTCAAATCAGACTTTGATGGTCGCATAGATATTATTCCAGTATCTGATCCTAACATTCCTAGCAACGCACACCGTATGATGATGGCAAATATGGCGCTGCAAATGGCGCAGCAATCACCACCGGGTATGTTTAATCTGGAAGCCCTAAATAGAACAATTCTTAATGCTTCTAATATGCCTAATGCGGATGAGATACTTCCGCCTAAGATTGAGCCTAAACCAATGGACCCGGTATCTGATATTATGGCAGCGACGAAAGGCGTACCGATTGCAGCCTTTCCCGGTCAGAACCATGATGCACACATACAGGTAAAGATGGCCTATTTGCAAGACCCTATAAACGGTGCTAACCCAATTATGGAACGTGTTGCTCCAATTATTCAGGCTAACATTCAAGAACATTCTGTAATGAAGTATCAGGAACAGATGAGTGGTATTGCTGAACAAATGATGCAACAGGCTCCAGAACAAATGAATAATCCTGCTGCTGCCGAAATGGCTATGGCACAGGCAGCGCAGCAAGTGCTTAATGCCAATCAGGCTATAGGTATGGCTCAATCTCCTGAACAACAGCTTGTCGCTCTGGAACAGGCCAAGGTTGAGCTAGAGAAGCAAAAGCTTCAGGCTGATACTGCCTCTAATGCAGCAGAGCTTGAACTAAAGAATAAGAAACTTGAATTAGAAGAAAACGAACAGATTATTGGTATGATGAAAGCTACAGCGGCTGATAATCTAAAACGTGATAATGCTGATGCCAATCGTTCCAGTAAAGAAAAACTGAAACAGATGGAGCTTATGACCAAAGCAATGATTGAAGAGTTTAAATTAAATAAAGAAGACGAACGACAAGCTATACAAAATGTAAAAGAAATGCTTGATAAAGAAATGCAAACAAAAACAGATATGGACGCACAGGCTCTTAATGCTCTTGTGCAGATGGCTGTTCAACAACAACAGGAGATGATCAATGATGAAGAAAGGTAAAGGATATCCTTTTCATGTAAAGGATACTCAGAAAGGTTATGGCGATGCCTATGCTCAAGATATCACGGGTGGTCGTGCCATTCGCAGTGAGCTAAACCAATGGGAAGATGACTCTTGGAAAACGCCGGAACCAATTAAACCTTCTCGCAAAAGCACCATCTACAACTAAGTATGGACATTTGGGACGAAGTAATAACTGAGTTTAACAACGAGATTAATAATCTGAGAGTAACATTAGGTAATGGGTCTGCCGCAGACTATCCGCATTACCGTCAGATTGTTGGTTCTATCTCCAGTCTTGAGTGGGCTAGAGATAATTTAACACAAATAATTAAAAAACGGATATACATGGAGGACGAAGACTAACAATGCAACAAGTAGGTTTAGGTGGCGCACTAAAAAATGATATGTGGATAACTGAGGATGACGCCCCCGATCCCAGCCCACTACCCACTCTACCGGGATTTCACGTTTTAGTGCGCCCCGTTTCAGTAAAGAGTGTTACAAAAGGCGGTATTCTTATACCGGATTCAACTAAAGATGATATGTCCTATCTCACCACTGTCGCACAGGTTCTAGCGTTAGGAGACTTGGCATATATGGATAAAGATAAGTTCCCCGGTGGAGCATGGTGTAATGTAGGTGACTATGTATGCTATGGTAAACATGCAGGAACTAAACTATTTTACAAGGGTATACGTCTTATACTTTTATTTGATGATCAAATTATTATGAAAGTAGAAGAACCTAAAGACCTTGATCCAACTTTTAATTTAGGAAAAGGCTCTAGTTGATTTGGGAAATTAGCACTTTTGTGATATAATAATATAAACGTAATCGTTTGTGTCGTTAACAACGGAGAGTAAAATGAGTAACGAAAATGATGGATGGGAAACTGTTGAAGTTTCTGAAGATAAAAAAGAAGTTGATTTTGAAATAGAAGAAGAAGAAGAACAGCAACCAGTACAGGCACAAGAAGAAGTTGTAGAAGAACAGCCTGAACAAAAGGTTGAGACTGAACAGCCGAAAGAACTAGAAGGCATTGAAACTAAAGGCGCTGAAAAAAGAATTAGGCAACTGATTCGTCAACGCAAAGAACGTGAAGAACAAATTCAAGAGCTTATAAAACAAAATGAAGAGCTTAAAACAAACTTAAAAGTTAAAAATAATGAGGTTGATAGTATTGCAACCCGCAGTCTAGATGCTAATGAAAAACAACTAACACAAAATATTGAACTTGCTCGACAGGCTTATATGGAAGCTTTTGAAGAGGGAGATAAAGAAAAAGTTCTTAACGCTCAAGAAATTTTAAATAATGCTCAAGCAGATTTAAAAACTGTACAAACTTATAAAAATAATCTTGCTCAAAAACTTAAACAAAAAGAAGATCAGGTAGAGGTTACACCGCAGTCTGCTCAAGTGCAGCAACCAGCTTATGATCCAAAAGCAAATGAGTGGGCTGAAAGAAATCAGTGGTTTGGGCAGGATACTGTTAAAACAGCAGCGGCTCTTGCGCTAGATGCAGAATTAAAAGAACAAGGATATAATCCAAATGATGAAGAATTTTATGAAGAAATTGACCGACGCCTTGAAGTGGCCTTTAGTCAAGCTTCAGACCGTGTGCAGGAAACTGAGGGACAAAGTAACTCAGGCACGTCACAACCTGCTCAAGTGGTATCGGGGGCTTCACGCTCGTCTCCGTCCGCAGGAAAAAAAGTCAAGCTCTCGAAAGAAGACGTAAGACTTGCTAATAAATGGGGTATCCCACTTGAACAGTATGCCGCTGAGAAGCTGAAGGTAACTTCGGCTGATGGCGAATATACTAACATAAACATGTAAGCGTGGAGGAAAAAATGACACGAAATGAATCACGTACTGAGAGTATGAGAGAACAGAATACTAGAGAAGAAGAATGGACCTTTGAAGAGCCGAATGCTCTAGACATTCCAGAAACTGTGCAAGCACGTTTTGAGAATGAGGGTATGGCGCTACGTTGGATACGAGTCTCCCTTCAAGGTAAAGATGACATCACGAATGTTGGCAAAAAAATGCAAGCAGGGTGGGTGTTTGTAACTCCAGATGAAGTTCCTGAAATGGCTCTTACATCCTTCGTGAGGGATGAAGGCAGGTATGAAGGCTCTGTGTGTCGAGGAGATGTAGCCTTGGTTAAAATGCCAGCCGGAAAAGTTGCGGCTCGTAGGAAATATTATGAAGGTAAATCTAATGATCAGATGGAAGCAGTCAACTCTCAGTTGATGAAAAACTCTGATTCACGGTTTCCTATTTCCAATACAAGTCGCTCTGTTACAACAAAGGGAAGGCAACCGTCTTTTCAGGACTAGCCTCCCATAACTAAGGAGATGAAACATGTCTACTACTAAAGCATTTCGTGGTTTCATTCCTGCTCGTAAAAAAGGTGGCGGCTACAATAACGAAGCCGTGACCGACATGATTACTCTGACCTCAACGGGTCAGGCCCAATCACCTACGAATGCGATCTTTACCGGTGATCCGGTGGTCCTTCCCGGTGCGAACTTTGCAACGATTTCACCGTATATCGCTGCAACGCTCAAGCCGTCTGGTGTCTTTATGGGTTGTCAGTATGTTGAAAATGGAGAGCAGAAGTTTTCCCGCTTTTGGCCGGGAGACATTAGTGCCACGGACATTAAATTCTTTGTAATCACTGATCCCGATCAGACGTATTACATTCAGGCTTCTCTGTCGCTTTCGGCGGCTGAGTTGGCTATTGTCAAAAACTACAACGTAACCGTTAGCTCCACTGCCTCTTCTGGCAGCACGACTACGGGTCAGTCAAGCTACTATCTGGACGGTGCGTCCGGTACAGAAGCCGCTGCTGCCGTTCGTGTGATTGGTAAAGCTCAGTTCCCTGATGAAAAGGACTCTGATGCATTCCCGATTGTGGAAGTATGGCTCAACCATCACCGTGATCGTTTTGTAACGGCTACGGCGTCAACGGCTTAATAGGGAGGATTTATCATGGCTATTAATAGAGCTAGTATTGCTAAAGAACTCCTTCCCGGTCTTAACGCCGTTTTTGGGATGGAGTATGGAGAGGTTAATAATGAACATGAGCCTCTTTACGAGATTGAAAACTCTGATCGTGCCTTTGAAGAAGAAGTTCTCTTCACGGGTTTCGGCACCGCTCCTACTAAAGGAGAGGGTGCATCGGTTTCTTATGATGACGCACAGGAAAGCTACACGGCCCGTTATACGGCGGAAACTGTTGCGCTTGCCTTCGCTGTCACCGAAGAAGCGATGGAAGACAATCTTTATGATACGTTCGCTAAACTTCGTGCAAGGGGTCTTGCCCGTGCAATGGCGAACACGAAGCAGGTGAAGGCTGCTAACATCTACAACAATGGTTTCACTGATACCATTGGTGATGGTGCTGCATTCTTCTCAGCTTCTCACCCGACGATTTCTGATGGTCTTCAGTCCAACCTTCTTGGTGCGGCTGACCTATCGGAAGCAACTCTTGAAACTGCGCTGACTGCCATTCAGAAGATTAAAGATGATCGTGGTATTCTGATTGGTGCAAGTGCTGTTTCTCTACATATCCCAGTTGATTACTGGGCGGTAGCGGATCGTGTTCTTTCTAGCCCCGGTAACACTCAGACGAGTGCTGCACAGGCTAATCCGAACACGAACGCCATCAATGCAACCCGTCACATGGGGATGGTTCCTGAAGGTTACTACATTAACCGTCGCTTTACTGATACGGATGCATGGTTTGTTAAAACGGACGTACCAAACGGCACAAAAATGTTTGTGCGGTCGCCGCTTCAGACCAAGATGGAGCCGGACTTCGATACTGGCAATCTCCGATTCAAAGCACGGGAGCGTTACAGCTTCGGTGTGTCAGATTGGCGTAGCTGGGTTGGTAGTGCTGGTTAATCAGCAAATGAAGGAGGGTGGCTTCGGCCACTCTCTCTTCTTTCTCAAGGAGAGATAAATGGCTAC